TAAGAGAAATGCATCAACCATTAGCAGTTGGAAAAGTTGTTTCATTTGAGCCTAAAAGTTATTATGATCCAGCAGATGGAAAAGTTTATAATGGTGTTTATGTAAATACTTATGTTTCTAAGGGTGCACAAGATACTTGGGAAAAAGTTTTAGATGGAACACTTCAAGGATTTTCAATTGGTGGAGCTATTAATAAAACAGACTTACAGCAAATAGATGGGGCCGAATCCCCAATAAGAATTATTAAAGACTATGATCTTGTAGAATTATCTTTAGTTGATAATCCAGCAAATCAATTAGCAAATATTTTTTCAATTGAAAAATCAAATGGACAATCATTTATAAAGGGAATTGCAGCAGAAGTAACTCTTGAAAATATTTTTTGGTGTCCAACAGATTCAATTGCGGTAACATCAACTAATGAAGGATGCGATTGCGAAAATTGTAATTGTAAAATGGAAAACATTGGTTGGGTAGAAAGCAATGATGTTAATAAAGCGGATGTAATTAAAAGCATTGTTGATCAATATATAAATAAGAATTCTGAGATTGATGAAATCGCAGAAGAACGTCGGAATGCTAACGACGGCGTTTTAAAAAATAATACAGCCAATGAAGGAGGTACTAACATGGCAGATGAAGCAGTTGTAGAAACAACAGAAGCAACTGAAACTGCAGCAGTAGCAGAAGCTCCAGCAGCAGAAGCAGCTGAGGCAGTAGCTGAGACAGCAGCAGCTGTCGATGAAGCTCCAGAGGGCGCTGAAACTGTTGTCGAAAAGGCAGCAGATATTCAAGAGGTCGCCGTTGAAGAGCTTGATTTTTCAAAGAAGATTGACGAATTGAAGGCGTTTTTCGCAGACAATTTTGCAAAGAATGCAGCAGATAATGCTGCAGCTACAGATGCAGTTCGTAACAACCTAGAGGAAGTTGTTAAGGGCGCAGAGGCAAAGCTTGATGAGCTTTCCAAGAAGTACGAAGAGCTTTCTCTTACAGTAAAGTCTATCGAAGATAAGTTTACTAGTACAGAGAAAAGAATTGATGCAGTCGAATCAGAGACAGCAATCAAGAAGTCAGCAGATCTTGGCGGATCTACTGATGAAACAGTAACAAAGAGCAAGTGGGGCGGCACATTCCTCGGTGTACGCGATATTCTCTAAAAATAAGGCAGGTGAAATAAATGAGTAATGAACTATTAAAGTCAGTAATTGCATCAACAACACTTGGCGATACTTCATATGACACAGCTCGTGGTGGCTTACTAAAGCCAGAGCAGTCAAACCGTTTTATCGACTATATGTTTGATGCAACTGTAATTACCAAGGTAGCTAGAACCATTCGTATGCGTTCTGATATCATGGAAATCGACAAGATTGGTGTAGGCGAAAGAATTCTTAAGGTTGCTACTGAAGCAACTGATGATGGTACAACAACAGGTGTATCATTCGCTAAAATCTCTCTTGCAACAAAGAAGCTACGTCTTGACTGGGAACTTTCTTCCGAGTCACTAGAGGATGGCATTGAGGGTGCAGACCTAGAGGACCACATCGCAAGAATGATGGCAACTCAGGTTGGTAACGACGTTGAAGATCTCGTTCTTAACGGCGTTGGATCAGGCTCTGATGCTCTTCTTAAGGCTTTCAAGGGTGTAAGAACTCTTGCAGTAGAAAACGGTCACGTAGTTGACGCAGCTGGTGCTGGTATTTCAAAGGCAGTCTTCAACGACGCTTTGAAGAAGATGCCACGTCGCTATAAGCAACGTCGTAATCAGCTTCGCTTCCTATCAGGTTCAAACCTGGTTCAGGACTATCTATATAGCTTGACATCAATTCCAGGAACTCCAGAAGATATTGCTTCAGGAATTGTTCGTGGTGATGTTATTGCAAACAATGGTGCTCCAGGAGGAGTAATTCCATTCGCATTCGGAATTCCAGTTGTTGAAGTTCCTCTTCTAAATGAGGACCAGACAGGTACATATTCTGGTGCAGCAGGTTCACATGGTGATATCCATCTCACATTCCCAGACAACGTAATCGTTGGTGTGAAGCGTGATATTGTTGTTCACCGTGAATTCAAGCCTAAGAAGGATACAATCGAATATACATTGTTCCTTCGTGTAGGTACAGCAGTCGAAAACCCAGATGCATTCGTTGTCGTTAAGAACGTCAAGGTTGCAGCAGGTTACGATGCACGTTCTCTATCAGCAGTAACTGGTGGAGCATACACCAACCCAGCAACAATCTAATTTAGATTAAATAGGGTTTGAAGGGGGATTTTCCTACATTGGAAAATCCCCTTTCTCTTATAGTTAGCAAAATGGTATAATTTATTAGAAGAACGGAGAAAAAAATGTCATTTGATACAATGAAATTAGCAGAATTAAAGAAGGTAGCGGAAGACTTTGGCGTAGATGTTTCATCTGCAAAGAATAAGGCGGACCATATAGCAATGCTCTTAGAAGAGGGCGTAACATATGAGCTTGTAAGTGGAAATAGGGTTGAAATGCCAGAACCTCCAGTTTTTGACGGTTCTCAAGAAATGTCTGATGATGTGGAAAAAACATTCATTAAGATGGAAAGAGAAAACAGGAGCTATAGTATTTATGGATATACTTTCACAAAAGAAGATCCATTTGTACCAATGCCTATGACATTGGCACAAAAAATTCTAGAAACAGAAAATGGATTTAGAATGGCAACATCAAGGGAAGTTAAGGAATACTACTCATAAGGAGATAAATTATGGCAGAGTTGCATATTGGCTCACAGGGAGTCATCAAGTTCACAACTTATTCACAGGGGGAATTTGTTGATTCTGCTTCTATTACAGCATCTGTAAAGCCAGGGCCTACAACAGCCATACCAAATCCAACAAGCACATCATTAACAGTAATTAATGATGATGTTAATGAGGGAAGCTATTATGCATATGTCCCAATGTCATTAACATTAAGCGGAGAAGCAAAATATATAGATTTTTCTGCAAGCTATACAATTCCAGGAAATTCTACGCAGTCAGTAATTAATAGAAGATATCATTTAGTAAGACCATATGCTGCTATAGACGAGGTTATAGAAGCTTGCTCATTTGGGTTAGATAAATCTGATCCAAATCATAAAACTTACGATGAGGTAGCAGCAGCAGAAAGATATGCAAGATATAGAATTAATGCATACACTGGACAAAGATTTGATGCATCAAGCAAAACAGTAGAAGTGCTTGGAGATGGAACTGATACTATTCTGCTTCCAGAAAGAGTTGAGTCTATATCTAAGGTAACTGTAGACGATGTAGTTGTATTTAGCGATACTATATCTAATTATACTTTTACTATTACACCAACAAACCACGCAATTAGAGTTGACAAGCCAGCTGGAATTGAAGCGTTTGAAACATATCCATACACTGAAGATATTGCAGAGCCAGCATATTTTAAGAGAGGTAAAAGATATGCAATAACTGGAGTATTTGGCTACGAAAATATTCCATCAGAAATTTATGAAGCAACAATTTTATTGGCTAATGACTTCTTTCATCAGGATACTGTGTGGAAAAATAAATATATTAAAAGAATGCAGACGGGAGATTGGAATATAGAGCTGTCTGGACAGGCGTTCACTGGAACTGGAAATGCAACAGCAGATAGGATACTTGAGCCATTTATAGCTAACCGAATGGTGGTTATTTAAAATGAAAGGTATCATAGCTACAGCCATGAATATGAAAATGGACGTCTATGATCTTGTAATAACTCAAGATGAAGTGACAAAATCTATTATTAAAAAATATCTTTATGTAACAACTGAGAATTGTTTGGCAAGAGGATATATATCAGACTCATCTAGATCTCAAGGAAGCTCAGAAAAGGTTGGAGAAAGATATCAAAACCTTGATTATCTTACAATTGAAACACAATATAAGATGTCAAAAACACAAAGAGTTACTAATATAAGAAACCAAAAAGACGAAGTTATTTGGTTTGAACTTATTAAAAATAATTATGACACCCCAACAGTTTATGATGTTCAGGGAGTTACTCCAGTTCTAGACCCATTTGGAAATATTATTTCATATAACGTTTCAGTTAAACGATCAGAGGTACAGAAAATTGAAGAGTGAAATTTTATCTAAAATAACATCTGCAGAAAAAGTTATGAATGCTGGTAAAGTTCGTGGAACTATAACAGATAATGGTTCTATATCAAAAATTGCTGCATCATTATATTACAAAGCAGCTGCACTAGAATACTTAGTAAATTCAGAAAGAGCAAAGCAAAACGTAAAAACAAGAGTATTTAATCAATTAAATAAAGATTTTGGAGTTTATATAGATTCTCAAGCTAGATCTTTTACAAGTAGACTACACCATGTTTACGAGTGGAGAAACCCTGGCGACTCTTCAGCCAGATTATGGAAGCTTACAATGAAATCTGGTACTAGCTATGATATGAATATTGGATATACATTTAAACAATCTAGAACACAAGTACCAAATACTAGATCATTAAAAAAATATGTATTTAGAGAAAAAGCAAGAATTATGGAGTATAGAATTCCAGTAACAATTAAGCCTAGAGCCGCAAGTATAAGATTAGCTTTTGAAACTAAGGACGGAAGATTTATTGTATTACCTAAAGGTCAATCTGTCCGTGTAAATAATCCTGGTGGCAACAATGTATACAGCGGCTTTGGCAGAACATATGAAAAATTTTTTAATAGTCCAATGGCTATAGAAAGTATAGATAGATCAAATGTATCTAAGGCTTTAGCTAGTGCTGTAAAAAATTCTACAAGAGTACCAAGTATTATATCTAGTAAGCTAGTGGTTAATAAAATATCTCCTAGCTCTGTTAGAGCAATGGCTAAAAGTAAATCTGAATCGGAGGCTAAAAAAATATGACAGTAGATTATTCACTAGGAGCTTCCCAAATTATTATAGATTACTTGTGGGATAAATTAAAAACCACTACATCTACAATTGGACCATCAGATACAATACTCGACCCAAATGATTATCAGGTTGACTTAATTGGTTCAACAACAGCATTAGATATAGTTCCAATTTTTATGTCACAGCAGGATGCAATTAATAGCAACGTTCTTGACGGAGAAACTCATATAATTTATGATTGGGTTGCAGACGGATAC